GAATTTGGGGATCTGGACCATTACATTTCCCACTGATTGATCATCGATGGTAGCCGCTGAACCGTCTGCTTTCAGGGTCGAATCGTTTGGGTCCAGGAAATAAAGCACATTGCCAGAGTCATCCAGGACACAACGCTTCATTGACTCCTGAACGGGCAAAAATTCCGATGGAGATGCACCAACAGCCACGTTTGAGAGCGCTCCGGTCCGGGAGTAACTATCGGCGCTTTCGTCCCATGATACCCCATAATAAGGAGCTGAGGATATACCACCGGTGACGACCAGAGATCCTGTGATTTGTGTATCTCCGGATATTTCACCACCCAGCAATCGAATATTAAACGCTGAAAGCGTAGCGTTGAATGTGGCCCGCAATATCTGCTCAGTATTTGCGTAAATAGCGAATGAAGCATTGGCAAAAGCCGCTTTCAACATTTGTAGAATATTCATGATTGGTCTCCCATGAACCCGCCGCTTACATCCGGGACGGTTTCACTTTCTATCTCAGTTTTTTCATCAATTTCCCAGGTGAATACCGGCACCTTATTGCACCGACATCCATGGTCCCATGGTGGATCATACGAGCGCCAGAACGGATCGTCCTTTGCCCTGGTAATACCATTCAATTTTCCGTGATTGTCTCTCTGACGACCATCCAGTATGGCCATGTACCGGTATCCCCAGATCGTATCAGCCACTTCAGGATCATTGAACATGGCATTTTCACCATCTCGGAAGGATCTCATCATGGCATTCTGGAATACGAGCCTTGAGCGGCTTCCTGTACTAACTCCACCAGGTACCACCCACTCAGCTTTACTTGAAGCGATGGCATTATCAAATTCATCCCAGGTCCAGCCCTCTTCCAGAGCCAAACCGGCTGAGTCAAAAACTTTCTTTATATCATCCTGAGTCATTCCAGAAACAGTAAAGAAGCGATCCGTATAAACCTCCATCATGGCATCATACTGAGCGCGAGTAACCGGTACCAGCCCCTGGAATTGCTCCCAGGCTTCTTCAGCTGTACCGAATTTCAGCGTGAGTGATTCGTCAGCAAATGACTTGATCTCACCGGTGATCTTGAAAGCTGTCCACTGTCCTGCAAACCAGCTCCAGATCCCCACATCCAATAATTGATTTTTTAGGTCACTAACATTCACACTAAAATTGGGTAGGATCTCAAAGGCTTCACCCTCGGTCATGCTGGACCTCAACTGCTTCATCACATAATCAAACATCTTCGTGAATATCTTCCCGCTTGAAGCATTCACCAGGCGAAGCAATTCATCAACAGCCGCCCCCCCTGCCATGACATATTTATCTTTATCTGATGTGGTCTCGATGGTGGCAAAGCTCTGGACGCGTTGTTCACTGAATGCCCGGGCATTGTTATCCAATCCCTGAGGCTTAGCTCCAAGTGATGGTGAAGGCAGCAATACCGCCTCACCATTTTGTGCCATTGGGATATTTAATTTTTTGTGGAGCCAGGAAGCTGGGATCTGCATGGAGTTGACAAGTATATCAAGGTTTTGAATGACAACGACCATGTTTGGTTCGGGTACAAAAGCAAACTCAGGATACTGATCCACATCCCAGTTATAATCAACCAGGCGCCGGATCAGCTGTTCATTCAAACAGGTTGCCACCTGACGTGCATCAAATTCGATATAGTCATCAAGGGTATTCTCATGGGTTGAGCTGAGTGCATAGGAGCCTTGACCACGTTTGCCCTCTTCAGCTGAAAGAGTTTGCCCGACAATCTCCTTGGAGATCTCTTTATTGCAGCGCTCGATGGCGTTGTCATATTTCACATCACCATTTCTAACCGCCTCCAGAAAACTGAGCTTGAATCCTTCTGGGACTGTGATCCCGGATCTGCTCTGGAGTTCATTTACAATTGATTCAATCGCAGTTTTGTCCGCAGGTTGGGCATTTGGTGGTATTTCACCCATGACCACCGGCATCCCAAAACGCTCACCATAAATCGCCCAGAACTGGATCATGTTCTTTTTCAGCCAGGCCCAGAATGCAACTTTGGATAAAGTCGAATCACCATAAGGATTGTCATCATCGCCATAGATGTAGTGGATAAATTTATTTCGCTGCAGTCGGTCGGCTGTAGCAGTGGAATATCCCTTCATGAGCAATATTCCATCTGGCTCCACATTGCCGTATTTATCTTGGTCAAACTTGAAATTCTCTTGAGGTTTGTGGTGAAGCCCATTCAGACCAATCTTCCCCTGGAAGGGTCCCTTCGAAATCTGTTTGTAAACGATTTCAGTGAGTGAAAATCCATAGCCAATACCTGAAAGCATCCCGCTGATATCCTGCTCCAGGGATCCTTCCATATCCATGATGGTATACAGCACAAAAGTGGCAATCTCTTTGTCGGTTTTTGAATCTGAAGCGGGATGAATGGTCCAGCCCTTGGCCAGGAGTTTCTGTTTGCGAGTTCTGAGCTGACTGCTCACATGAGTATCCCGAGATACGTTCCTCAGATACTTCATGCCTTTTTTGCGAATCAACTCATCCGGGTTCGTTTTTCCGATGTTGTATTTTGAAGTAATGTCATCCCCAACCACAGCCACTTCGCTCATATTTGGAGCGGTTTTTTTGCCTAGGGCGAAAATATTTATTGATGGCCAGTTCATCGTGATATACTCAAATTCTCGTGAAAATCTGATGGACCGAACTGACCGGCGATAGATTCCTGAGGCAGGCCAATCTCTCGATGCCCCCCCACTATGCCTAAATTTTTAAAATTCACAATTGCCGGTGATCGATCATGGGCACAACCCACAGCCATGCAGAATGAATCAAAGTCATCATCGCCAATTATGGGATCGATGTATCCAATCCTCGGATAATTAGCCTGGGTTTTTTCAATGCGAACATTCAGGAGGTTCTGTTTCAGGTTGTGGACCGACATGGCCATGGGGTGAGATTCCTGCTGATCAAAGTATGGGATCAAGATGTTTCCCGCTTCAAGCTTGTTGCGGATCCCCTCAGCCCATTGCCATTTTGCCTGACCCGTATTCCAACGTGGTGCAAAACTCCAGTGCCCCCAGTTGGCCTGTGTATTATCTGCAAATTGTTTACGATCCACACTGATCAGGCGTCGGGCATACAGCATATCGTTGATATCTGCGATTACATCAGCCTTCAGTGCATCACCATATCCATCACGGGCACCATAGAATTCCCATAGATCACAATATTCACGTTTAATTTTGTTGGTGTCCTCTGTGGGTTTCCAGCGTTTGCCGCCGAGATAAAGAATTGTATCGCCAATGACTTCGATGAATTGAGCAGAATAATTGGAGCTGCCTTTCTTTTCACCGGCATGTCCCATATCGAGAGAACCATAAACGTGGCCAGTCGGTTTGTACTGTTCACCTGGTTGATAGGTTGCACCCTGCCAGCTTATCCGGTTCGCCAATTGCTGGGCGATCATGATATGTTTTTTGCGGATGAAGGTTTTCGCTTCTGTAAATTTCAGGAGGTAGATCCGCAGCCACTCATCATTGGTCAATGTTATGCGAACGCTCCGCACATAATCTTCGTCGTAATAATTCAGGGCCAATCCATCATACACGTCGAAGGCTCTCAAGTTGTGGAATTGTGGGTCCTTGGAAATTGTGTAAATATTACCACGTCCTGCCTGAAGTGTGCCGGTGATTCTCAATCTGGTTGGTTTCCCGTTGCGGTTTGCTCCAGCTCCACGATGAAGCACACGGTTTTTCCAAACCTCATAATCCATATCATCAAATTCTTCACCCCTGATGATGGTGGCATTTTCACCCTCGAAGTTTGAGTTGATTCCAAATGCCTTAGCGCTTGAATGATTCCAAAACTCGTAGGATGTGGTCGAAAGCTGCTTTTTCCCCTTTTTCACTGCGACCCAGGCATTCAGAATGGGTGAGTTTTCAATGGCATCAGTCTGATATCGGAGTGAGTTTACAGCCTGCTGCTCTTTTGGCGCCCAGATTCGGTAGTCTTCATATGGAGTTGTGGCTGTTTCGTATAAGCAGGCCATTTCAACTTCGACCGTCTTACCGAATCGGGGTGGCGCCAGATCCAGGATACTGGAATGAGACAGTATCTCCCGGATCTGGACGGCCTGGGTTGGACGCGGATCGAAATCACATTTATCTTTGAGCCAGAGAATTGGATCCCCTGCATAGTGCATGACCGCTTCTTCTGCCCGATTTATTAATTTTATCTGGGTGTTTTTCATAAAACCACTCGATGTGAGAAGCAGCAGGACCATGATAATGCGTAACACAATCAATCCTCTCCCTCTTGCTCTTCGAAATCTTTCAGTGCCGGATCCTCTTCCCTGTTTTTATGGGAAGTCTCCAAAGCTGTGAGTAATTCTTTGTTTGATGCTTCGATTCGTGCTACCGCTTCCTCGGTGGAGGTGGATCCCTTTTCCAGGCTGCCTTTGAGGACATCAGCTTCATCCGCTGATTTGGGAGTCATCTCCTGTTGGTCTGCAGTAAAGCCCAGCGAGCTCATCATATCAATGATCTTGCTCATGACAGGATTGGCCTTATACAATTCTTTCGAAATCTGACCTTTGTAGTAATGCTTGTCGAGTACCAGGGTCCCCTTATCGAAGACTTCATGAAGAGACATCTGTAGCATTGAGAACATCTGAGCCTGGGATAAACCTGCGATATCTTTTAGTTCAGCATGATTACCCTCCTTGTAGGCTTTCAGGAACTGCATCACTGGACCCATGTTCATGGGACAGTAACTGAACCCAGCTTCACACTCTTCCCTGAGCTCGCATCCTGAACACATGGGATATTTGCCGGGCTTTGCCGGAGCTATGATATGTGGCTGCTGTGAATAGAGTCCATGCTTGAAGGCATTCTGAGAAACGCGATCTCTTGCTTCCTCCGTGGTGAACTGACCACGATGCCCTTCCAGGTTCGCTGTAGCCTGTTTTTTACCTTCTATTGTCTTGGGACCGGTCTTGACAGAAACGTGCAAGTTCTCTTTATATTTGGTTTCCGGAACTGATTTGCCACATTTTGGACAAATGCAGTACCATTTCTCATCATCGCCTTCCTTGTAATCGTCAGTTACAGTGAAGGTCTCACATGGTGGGTGACAGTAGAAATTCCGATTGAAAACTAATTCGCTCATTACCAGCCTTTCGATACCATGATGTTATGGCTGCATAACCACAAATCGAAGGAAAACAACAGGTCGAGCGATTCTCCTGGAGCCCCATAGTTACTCATTTGCATATTTTTTGCCTTTTTCACCGAAAAAAGTGAAAAATTCGAATCGTGATCCAGGAGGCGACGTTTGGCAAAATCGGCGCGGGTTGTGTGGGTATTTCAGGGAGGGGGAGATATAGAAGACAGGTGCCAATTCTCAAAGCCCCCCACCCCTTCAGCCAGTTCCTATTTCCAAAAGGAGTAGAGAACAAAACGCCTTATTTAGAGGTTATTTAGGCAATTTATGGGGTAAAAAGTGGGTTGAGTTCTCTATATATATATTTTCGGAACTCACTTTGGATATGTTCTTAGGGACTTTTTTGGTCATCTTTCTCTTGGGGGGCTGTAGCAGGGCTCAGAGAAAAGCTAACACCAGTACAACTAACGTTTAAGTAGACTTAAAGGGTTGATTACTCTTTACTTAGCATCGCTTTTTGAATTCGGACAAATCCCTGGGATTCTGCTGGAGCGAATAAACCAGCGGTTGGTCCCTTGTCCAGGTGTGGATCTCCATACAGATCTGCCAGGTGTACGTATCTCATGGTGGTTTCAATGGATGCGTGGCCCATTCTCTGGCGCAGGATCTCAAGGCTGGTGCCGTTGGCATAGCTGTATGTACCGAAGTAGTGGCGCAGGATGTGGGGATAGATATGTTTCTTCACCGGTGATCTGGCTATCACGAATCGAACGGTGTCCTGTACAGTCTGAGGGATGAGCTTCCCGTTGGGTGTGATCTCCTTGGTGAACTTATCGATGGGGACAAATAGATTATCCTTTGGTTTGGCTCTCATGATGAGCTTCCGGTACTGCCAGTATCCCAGCCAGTATTCAGCCACGAATGATTGCTCCGTGAGTTTGGAGAATGGAACGATCCGCTCCCCTGTCTTTCCCCGGACGATGAGTTTGAAATGATTCTTTTCCTCGATGACACTGGACATTGTGAGATTACAGAGCTCACTCTCGCGGATCCCAGTATCAGCCAGGAGGCAGATCATGGCGGCATTACGCCGGGCTACAAATGCAGACCAATCAGTTTTTCTCATGGGTGTTGCAGCTGTGATGACGAACTGGACCAGCTCACTGGGTGAGATAAGCAGCGGATCCTTGACCTCTTCCTTGGGGATGGCGATATCCTTCATGGGATTCTTCAATGGTTTGTTGGCATAGACCCACTCGAAGAATGTCCGGATCCCCACCAGGCGGAGACGCTGAGTGTTGGTGGCCAGGTTGCGAGCCTTCATGCTCACAACGAATTGTTCCATATCTGATTTGTCAGCAGTTTTGAGTGGCTTCTCCAGGAACTCCTCAGCATATCTGACTGAAGTTAGATAATTCTCAGCTGAAGATTCACGGACTCCCAGGGATCCTATGAGGAATTGCTTGAAATCTGGATGTGGATTTTCCACTACTTTGGTCCTGCTAAAGCCATGATTGCTCCTTATCTACAGAATGGGCATACGCCAGCAGATTTATTAAGTTACACAGCACGAAAATATCACTACCAATATATT